ATCATCTCCGTAGACGCTCAGCGTGTGGGATCGCCTTCTGAGAGATCGAATAGATCGGTCAGAGAACGAACCCCGGCTCCTACATATAGCCGTTGCGACCAAGGTGTGAAACACCATGGACTCAATCGGAAATGTGAGAGCCGATCCCATGGATGCGAACTTGTTCAGAAGAACAAGTTCGCCATCCGGGAGCTGGACAAACCGTGATCGCGAGAGCTTCAAGTAGCGGACAAAGCTCGGATTGAATCCGAACAGTTCGTCTACAAGAGCTAGGCTAACACGGTCTGAGGCTTCGCTGAGATCAATTGTGGCTACAAGGCCATCAATCGATCCCTGCAAAGCCATCCGCTGGTTATGATGCTGATATGTGTAAGAACACGCATAAGCATCACGTTCCAACAACGCCTTCAAGCGTAGTTGGAGCGCCTGCTGAACGAACTGGTTGTACGAAGGCTCGATTGAGATCAATCGAGGCTTCAGGGCTGTCTTTGGGACAGCCTCCAGTCGAGCAGGTACTTCCTGATTGGAAGGGGGCCGCTCGAGTAGATCGATCCATGAGGATCGAAAGTACTCAGGCCCCACCAGAGACTCGATGTTATAAGAGATAGAGTCGAAACTCCACCTCTCATTAACACCGAGTGATTCGGATACAGCACCCGGGCCATGGCGACCATCATCGATGGTTTCCATGGCCTCTCCGATCAAGCGCCCAAACAAAATCTGGGCGACCTTTCGGGCATACGGGTCGATCGTTGCACGAGTGTCAGCACGCGATAGCAGACTCTTGTCTGTAGTCACGAACTGATCAATCTCTGCAGCGACACGGTCGGCTTCGCAGACCTCAAAGATCTTCTTGTGAAGTCTTGAGATCTGACGAAGCCACCGAATTGCCGGTATGCTGGGATTGGAGAGAAGTTGTCCATCCCTGGAGAAAATCAGTTTCCAAATTCCAGAAAGGAATTCAGGAAACGCACATCGCGACAACCACCCTTCGTAAGGGGGGAGTTGTCCGTCTCGGAGACCTGCGATCAGCAGATCATCAAGGCGTGGCAATGTGATGGTCAGGAAGGGTAAACCTTCTTGATCATATCTCCACCAGAGAGTTTCAATATCTCTCTTTGCGCTGAACCCAAGAGCATCGCCTGCATCAAGCAGGAGGTGCTCAAGGAGGATCACTTGGCTTTTCAACTCTGCTCCTTTCAAGAGCTAGTAGTTCCAAGCCAAGATGGGACACCTTAAGACGTCTCTCGACGCCTCTGAACTGCGGCCATGAACAGGCCTCCGAGGGAGATTCCCACGAGGCCAGTCAGTGCCATCACGGTTAGAATCAGAATCGTCTGAATCGTTTCCATGAATCAGTTCTCACCAGCGATGAGCTTCTTCAAGTTCGCGTTGGTGTTGGCCGTGAGCCATGCGATGAGTGCCGAAGCGTGAGCTTCGACAACAGCATCAGTGACTCCGGACAGAGGGCGATCCACAGTGAAGGATACCATGTCCTGAACCTGGACGGTCAGACCCGTTCCCGGGTCGATCGACGAGCTCTTCTCATAGAGTCGAGCAACGTTCCGGCGGCGCTTTGAAGTGCCGCGAGGATCCACGGTCAGTTCGGAAGCCGCATCAGCGGAAACGAACCGGCCGACGGTCGTACCAGTCAGCACCCGAGGGTGCGAAATGGCCGTACCAGAAATGGTTACGGTCTGAGGGTCGGTGTATGCCATCTTGGACTCCTGTCCATGTTGAGTTGTTGTTAACTTGATGTGAAGTTGTGTGCGCCCCGCGGAAGAGAACTTCCACAGGACTTAGCGACCTCGGGCAAGCCCGAGAGCCACTAGGATCCCATATTGCGACGCATTAAGCGAAGCAAGCTGGGTGCCGAAACCAAAAGGAGTCGCTCGACTTCTCCAACGTCCCATTCCGAGGTATGAACATGCCCCGTTGGTGACGTTCCACACATTGCTAGTAGGTATCGCTAGACCACAGAGCACAGCTCTGGCGTTCAGCGTCCTCTGCGTGTGCAGATAGGCGAAGTCAACGCTGTACTTCCCATTCAGGGGAGCATAGGCGTTTGCGTTGGTAATTGAGTCACCAATCGTGGTGAACCAATCAGCCAACCAGGAGTATGGCGTCAGATCCCAGAGTAACCGAGGATCGTCAACCAGTCCCAATCTCTTGAGAACGTCAGCCGCCTGAT